AACATTTTAAGCGATTCTAAGGACGTTTCAGAAGTTGTACGACAGTTTATATTAGAAAATAATTTGGATGTCTTATACGCAAGATTATACGAAGAACCTATAGGTGAAACATTAAACGGTATTTCTAGACAGTATGGTTTAATGACATATGAAGAATTAGCTAAAAAATTTAATACGACACATAATGTAATTACAAATACTATTTACCAACAAAAAATAAAAGTTATAAATCATTTTAAAAAAATAAAAAAAGAAAAAACAATTAAAGATGTAGCACAACAACGAAAGGAATATTATGAAAAGAATAAAGAAAAAATAGCACAACAACAAAAAGAATATTACGAAAAGAATAAAGACTATTATAAAGAATATTATAAAGAATACAATAAAAAATAAAACTAAATAAATTAATATGGAAATTTACGTACTAATACCAATATTTAATAACACTCAATATATTAAAGAATGTATAGATAGTATAAATAACAATACTATTAAATGTAATATTATTTTAGGTATTGATGGTTGTGATAAAACTAAAAATTATATTGAAACAATTATGCATCAATATTCGAATTTAAAAGTTATCTATTTTAATGAAAATACTGGTACATATATTACTTTAAATTCAATGTTACAATTTGTACCAGACGATAGTTATATTCAAATATTTGGTTCAGATGATATTATGTCTAAATATATGTTAGAAACAATGTCAAAAAATACACCTTGTTATTCAAAATATTCTGGTATATCATTATTACATAAAAGTATTTATGATAAACTTGGTGGTTATATGCCCTGGAGAATGGCTGCAGATACTGAATTTAGTCAACGATTAAGAAGACTTGTACCAAATTATACACGTTTGCAACAATTATTTACATATAGACAACACAAGAATAATATTACTAAAAGTAAAGAATATGGATTAAATTCAATTAAACGTGAAGAATATAGAAATTATATTATTAATACACAAAACGATTCAACAACATATATTGAACCAGTAATTAATTCTGAATATGAAATATTAAAATCTTTTAATACATCTGTTAAAAAACAATCAACTATAGTTGTAGGAATTGCTACAATGAATTCAAGAAAAAATTCATTAGCTAAAGTTTTACAATCATTAAATAATCAAACAATTAAACCAGATAAAATAGTTATTTATAATAATGATGAGAATAATTTTAATGCAACTGATAATGGTAAATTCTACTATTTTGAAACAGAAGAATCAAAGAATGAAGAAGTGATATTTTTTTCAATGGATGATGACATTTTATATCCAAAAACTTATATTGAAGATATGATCAAAGCAATTGAAAAATACAATTGTATAGTTACACATCACGGTAGAATTTTAAATGGATTAGATTTACATTATTATAGAGGACATAAAGCTTATTCTTGTTTATATGATAATAATTATGAAGGATATATTGATGTAGCTGGAACCGGTGTTGTGGGTTTTTCAACAGCATACTTTAAACCAACTAATATATTTGAATCAGAATACAAACGAATGAGTGATTGTATTTTCTCTTTAGAAGCATCTAAAAATCAAAAGGATATAATCATATTAAAACATAAAACAGGTTACTTAAAAGACATCTGTGATGACATGGTGAATAGCTGTCATAGACTTGAATCAATACAACCAACAAAACAAATTGAAGTTTGTAATGAGATCTATAAGTTAAAGAAAAAATAATCATTTTTTGAGAAATTTTATTTAATATATAGTATAACAGTCAATCAATAATGATTGTCTAATTAAAAATAAAATGCTAAAACAATAAGATGAGTAGAAAAATGACAATCGAAGATAAAAAATATTATGTATATCTACATATAAAAGAAGATACAGGAGAACCATTCTATGTTGGCAAAGGAAAAAATAATAGAGCATATGAAACAGGTAAAAGAAGATCCAATTATTGGAATAACATAGTTAACAAACATGGATTTGATATTATTTTTTTAGAAATAGATTTAACAGAACAAGAAGCATTAGAAAGAGAAATCTATTGGATTAAAAGAATTGGACGACATAATTTAGGTTTAGGTCCTTTAGTTAATTTTACTGATGGTGGTGAAGGTACAAGTGGTATAAAAATATCAGAAGAAACAAGAGAGAAAATGCGTATTGCAAATACTGGAAAAAATAAAGATAGAAAACATACAGATAAATCTAAATTAAATATGAGTTTAGCACAAATAGGTAAACAATTATCTGATGATACTAAAAATAAAATAAGTAAATCAAATACTGGAAAAATACCTGGTGAATATGCTAGAAAAAAAGCTAGTGAAACACATAAAGATAAAAATTATACTGAAGAAACAAGAAATAAAATATCTGAAAGTCATAAAAAATTATATAAAAAAATAGTTTTACAATATGATAATTTTGGTAATTTTATTAAAAAATGGGATGATCAACATTTAGCAGCAGAATTTTTTAATATACGTGTTGGTAATATAATTAGTGTTTGTGAAGGTCATCGTAAAACATATAAAAAATATATTTGGAAGTACGAGAAATGAGAAAAATGACAATCGAAGATAAAAAAAGAGTTATCGAATTAGAGAAAAGAGAAAGATGGGCAATCAAAGAAATAATAACTATTTTGAATGCTAAAGGTAATTATAAATATGATATATATTTATCAACTATTGATAGTGATTGTCCATGGGATTGTATTTTAACTGTAAAAGATTTAAATAATAATATATTAGAAACATTTATGGTAGAAATGAAAAATAGATCTAATGACTGGTCAGATACAGGATTTGTATTTGAAAAGAAAAAATATAATGATCTATTAAAAGCTAGAACAAATGTTCAATTTGAATTACAAAGACCAATAACAATTATGTATTGGAATACAACACCAACTAAATTTACTTATATTTGGAATATTGATAGTTTAACTTTAGGTAAATCAAAAAGAAAAGCAATGAAAAAAGAAACATTTGCTGAAAATAATCAAGAAGTAAATAAAAATGTATTTCTTTTAGATGTAAATGATGCAACTAAATTCAATTGGAAATATGATGAAAATAAATATTTAGATTCATTACCAAAACCTATTGAATTTAAAACAAATAATATTGAAAAAGAAAAATATATCGCATCAATATTTTAAAAATTACAAACAAAACTATGAGTACAATAGGAGAATTAATAGCAGAATGTTTTACACTTGATAAAGACATTTATTTAACAAACAAAAATAGTAACTATGTATTATCACAATTGAATAATATAAGCGATTTGATTATTGATGAATTTTTATACGATAGTGAAGTAACTGAAATATTTCAAGCTGTGTTAGATACAGATGAAGATTATATTAATGCAGATAATACTATTTTTGAAAAATTATTTATGAATAATATCATTGAAGAAAAATTATATAAAATATTACATTTATCTATTGACTTAGAAGAATACGAAGTTTCAACCAATTTTAGAAACTTTATTAAAAAATACAAAGAACTATATTAAAAATGACTAAAAATGAAATTATATCAGAAATCTATAATGATGATAATTATACTAAGATGCTAAACACTATTTGCCCATCAAAATTATACGTTGAGGATTTAAAACAAGAATTATTTTTAATTCTTTTACAATCTAAAGACGAATTTATAATTAAATTACATAAAGAAAATAATTTAATTAAATGGTCAAATAAAATTTTAACAAATCAATATCATTCAAATTTTTCACCATTTTATAAAAAATATAAAAGACCTGTGTATAATACAAATTATCATATAGCTGAAGATAATATACCATTAGAAAACAATATTGAAGAAAATATATATACTAATGATATAGTTGAATTAAATATTTTAGAATATGTAAAAAATGCTAAGATATTAAATTGGGCTGAATATGAATTATTCATTTTTTACTACGAATTAGATAATTCTTTTATGAATGAAATAATAAGTAAAAGAAGTTATAGAGAAATTGCTAAAGAATTTGGATTATCAAACAGAGTAGTTCAAAAAACATTAGATAATATTAGATTTAAATTAATTAATCTATTAAAATCAGATGAAAAATTTAGTGATTTAATAGATAAAGACTATGAAATAAATATTAACAAAAGAATAAAATGATAACAATCTCACTAACAACAATATTAACATACTTCGTAATAGCATTTGTACTAACTAACATGTTTAAAAATGTATTATTTGAATTAAAATTAAAAGTAAAGAATACATTTTTACAATTTATAATAACAAAATTATATTGTTTAAAATGTTTTAGTTTCTGGATGACTCTAATTTTTACATTAAGTATAACATGTGCGGCATTTGTAGCATTTACTGCTATAATTTTTGAAACAATAAACAATATATATAACATAATAGAATGAAAGTAGTAGAAATAACAGAAATGACACAAGAAGATATTACATTAACTAATGCTATATTAATATGTGGTACAAATAAAACCAAATATAAAAAAGATATTATCTATCTTTTTAAGAAATATATTGATACAAGTGTACATATTTGTACATCTTGCTCTTTAGAAATAGTTATGCTATGGAAAAAATATTTAATATACTATAATAAATTTATTGAAATACAAAATGGAAAAGAAAAATAACACAAAATCTAAATTAGATGAATTAAAAACATTATTAAATAATGAAGATTCACCTATTTATAAAAAAGATAATGCTAGACAACCATCTAAAATTAAATTAGCTGCATTAAATGATCAACATTTATTGTTTATACAAGAATATCTTTTATGTAATAATCAAGAACAAGCAGCAATTAAAGCTGGTTATGCACAAAAATCAGCAAAATCTAAAGCATCACAATTAATGGCTGATCCTTTAATACAAAAAGAAATAGAAAAACAACGTACTAAAATACAACAAAAATGGGAAATTGATAGAGATTTTATTATCAATGAATATATGAACCAAATTCTTTATTCTAAAGATATTAAATCAGATGGAACTGATACTGTAAAAGATTCAAATCTATGGTTAAAAGCAACACAAGCATTATCAAAAACATTAGGTTTAGATATGCCAGCTAAAATAGATATAACATCTCAAGGTCAACCTATCAATATACAATATATTATACCAAATATAAATAAAACAGAAGATAACGAAAATGAATAATATACAATTTAAACCAACTGTTAAACAACACGAACTATTTTTAACGTTTGGTAATGAAAATATATTAGAAATACTTTTTGGTGGTGCTGCAGGTGGTGGTAAATCATACGCTCTGTGGTCACTTATTATTTTAAAAGCAATAGAATATCCATTAATTAGAATTGGATTAGCCAGACAAACACTAACACAGATTAAAAAGAATACTATGTCTACTTTCTATGAAGTAACACGTAATCTAAGTATAGATGAATCATTATATACTTATAATGAAAATAAAGGTGAAATAAAATTCTATAACGGTTCTATTATACAATTCTTTGAATTAAGATATTTACCATCAGATCCAGATTATGATAGATTCGGTGGTGCATTATTAACTATTGGTTGTATAGAAGAAGCTGCTGGTTGTGATACTAAAGGAAAACAAATATTCTCATCACGTTTAGGACGTTGGATGAATGATGAATATAATATACCACCACATTTATATATGACAACAAATCCAGGTACAAATTTTGTTTATTCAGAATTCTATATTCCTTGGACTAAAAACGAATTACCACAACATAGATATTATATTCCAGCTAAATTAACAGATAATAACTATCAATCAAAATATTATGCCGATGCTTTATTAAATAGATTAGATAAAGCAAATGCTGATAGATTATTAAAAGGAGATTGGAATTTCGATCACGATACATCACGTCTAATGACTTATAATGCTGTTAATAGTATATTTCATTATAAGAAAGATTTTAATCCATTAGGTGAGATGTATTTAACTGCAGATATAGCTTTTACTGGTGATAGATGTATTATGGTTATATGGAAAGGATTAACAATTCTGGAAATAATTAATTATACTGGAAAAGAACCTGAAATTGAAATTGAAAGATTAGCATTATTACATAAAATAAATCCAGATAATATTGCTTATGATAGTGACGGTGTTGGTAAGTACTTGAAAACTAAACTACCACGAGCTTATGACGTTATAAACAATAGTAAACCGATCAATAATGAAAAATATGATATGCTAAAATCACAATTACAATTTAAATTAGCACAACTTATTTCAGATGGTTTAATAAAATGTATGGATGATAAATTTAGAGATGATACTATTCAAGAATTATATGAAATAAAATCTAAAAATATAGATTCAACTGAAGGTAAATTAGGTGTTAGACCAAAATCAGAAACAAAGAAAATAATAGGACGATCACCTGATATTGCAGATGCCATTTCTTTTAGAATGGTATTTGAATTAAAGAAAAAAGTATCTAGACCATTTAGTTTAGGTAGATAAAATTAAAAATGAAAATTTAATATATAGTATAACTAAAGAGTAAATAAAATAAAACAAAACAACAAATTAATATGAAACAATTAATAATTGAAATTGACGATAAGAAAAAAGAATTTAGTATTCCATCAGATTGGAGTGAAATATCTATTAAGAAATATAGAGAGTTATTAACAATAGATGAATCAAATTCAGTAATAGAACAAAGAATGAAATGTGTATCTATTTTGATTGGTGTTGATATGGAAATATTAGAACAAATATATGCAGAAGATTTTAAATTATTAGAAGAAGCAATTTCTTGGATAATTAAATTAGAACAAAAAGAAAATGGTTTAGAATGGGTGATCGGTGAAATACCTCAAAAGAAAGTAGAATACATTGAATTAAATAATGAAAAATATTATGCTTATACTGATTTTAATAAATTAACAATGGGTGAAGATATATCATTAAAAATTATTATTGAACAAACACAAGGAAATATATTATTAGCTTATAATAAATTGTTATGTATTCTATTAAGAAAGAAAACAGAAAACGGTAAATTAGAAAAATTTAAATCAGATCATATGTCAAGAGCTGAAATGTTCGATGATGTAAGTATAGAAGATGTACACAACTTATTTGTTTTTTTTTCAACTGGCGAAAATATATAGAAACTAGATATAAACATTTATATCCAACATCAAAAAAGAATGATAATAAACAATCAATAAGTGAATCATTAGCACCAACAACATTACCACAAGAATATAAATGGTATGAGTTAATTCAAACATTTGTTGAACGCTTAAATCTTAAACCAAAAGATGTTTATAAAATGAATTATATAGATTGCTTAAATTGGTTATCTTATTGGGATGCTGATTATAAAATAAAACAAAACAAAAAGTAAATTTACGTAAACCAAAAAATAAAAAATAATATATACAAGTATATGAATAATTATATTATATCAATAAACAAATTAATAGAAATATTTAAAGCTTGGTCTGAATTTAAAACACCAATGCTTAATGACTTCGGTTATGGACCAATCTATGATTTTGGTACATCACAACAAATGCAATATCCGTGTATGTGGGTTGATCATCAAACTGATAGTACAATTAAAATATTAAATAAATCAATGCAACCAAACTATTCTTTTATAGTTATGTTCTTAGATCAAATCAATGATCAAACAAATTATAATACTGAGAATGGAAATCTATCTGATAATAGAGGACATATAATGTCTGATATGTTTCAATTAGCACAAGATTTTATTTCTGATATAGTAACTGACTTCGGTCAAATAGGAATAACTATTGTAGGCGATGTAACCGCAACTAAAGTAGAAGATGAAACACAAGATAAAGTTTGTGGTTGGGCTTTAACAATTGATTTACAAGTTAAACATCTTAGTTGTATGCCATCAACATTTGATATAAAAAGTTTATTATAATATAAATGAAAAAAGAATTACAAGTACTGTATAAAAAATATGGTAAAGATTTTATTAAAATATTAACAAACGAATTAATTGTTAATAAAAAGAAATCAAGTGGTAAATTAATTAAATCACTTAAAGCCGATGTAAAACCAATTGGTGAAAATGTAAACATAGTTATTAACAGTGAAAAATATTTAGAGTATATTGATAAAGGTAGAGCTAAAGGTAAATTTCCACCAATCGCACCAATCGCAAAATGGTGTACAATAAAAGGATTACCAAAATCTGCAGCATTTGCAATTGCACAAAACATTTACAAATTCGGTATAAAACCAACTAATGTAATTTCAAAAGCATTAAAGAAATTTACAGATACTGAAACTAAAAAAATAGAAAAAGACGTTGCACCACTTGTGGAAAAAGAAGTAGTTATGTTGATAACTAAAAACCAAAAATAAATATTATATAAAATTATGGAAGAAAATAAATATTATGTGTATTTACACATTAAAGAAACAACGGGTGAACCATTCTATGTTGGTAAAGGAATTAATAAAAGATATAAATATGGACATAATAGATCTAAACATTGGCATAATATAGTAAATAAACACGGGTTTGATATTATATTTCTTGAAACTAATTTATCTAATGAACAATCGTTAGAAAGAGAAATCTATTGGATTAAAAGAATAGGAAGAAATGATTTAGGTTTAGGACCTCTTGTAAATTTTACTAATGGTGGTGAAGGTAATTCGGGTCGTAAACATACAGATGAAAGTAAACAAAAAATGTCTAAAATTGCTACAGGTAGAGTTATGTCAGATAAAGCAAAATTAAATATGTCTAAAGCAAAATTAAATATGACACAAGAAACAAAAGATAAATTATCATTACTTAATAAAGGTAAAACTTTGTCACAAGAAACAAAAGATAAGATAGCGTTAAGTAATAAAGGTAAAAAACGATCACAAGAATCAAAAGATAGAATGTCTAAAGCTCAACTTGGTAATACTAATGGATTTTCTAAAAATAAAGAAGTAGTAAAAATGATAACTAAAAACCAAAAATGATAACAGAAGAATTAGAATTAAATACATACAATGCAGCATATTCAAATATGCCAATCAAATTATCTTCAGATAAAGCATCATTACCAAATTTTAATTATATAACTAATATATGTTATAACACAATTAGAATTAAAGCTATGTCAATCTATATTGAAGGTACTAAAATAAGTACTAAATTACATACAATTGGTCATAGATTTAAAAAAGGTGATAACGTATTAATTTATGCAGGTCAATATTTAGGATATTATAATATACTTAAAGTAATTGATGATGATTATGTAGTAATTGATTTAATATTAGAAGAACCATTTACTACTACATCTGATATTTGTAACTATATTAAATATCCTAAGCAACCAAACTTAGATTTAAAATGTGAATTAGATATTTCAAATACAATTAAAGACTATGTTAAATCAAATTTACAAGATGTTATGGAAACATTTAGTGGTGATTCAACTAAATTTACTTTCTTTTTGGTTTATAGTGAATTATATGACTATGAACTAGAATTTGAAGATAATGCATCTTTGTCTGGATCAGTTGTTGGTTTCTATAATACATCAATTACATCTTTGACTGGTGTTGAATTAACTGTAGGTGATACCATTTTAATAACACAAAATTTATATGAATGGGATTATGATGATAATATTTATATTGTTGGTGATGAATTAGGATTTGTTTCAACAACACCACACTCATTAGAAGTAGGTGATGATATTATTGTAACTGGACAAATAACAGAAGCATATTATAACGGCGCAACAAAAGTAAAAACAGTTGTTGATGCTTATACAGTTTCAACTTGGAAAACACATACTACATCTACTCCAACTGAAGGCGGTACAATAGTAGCGGCAATTCCACCACAATACAATACTACTGCAACTATTACAGATATTTATATTGACGGTGTTTTAGGTTTAGTAATTAAAACTGATATTGCATTTGCTCGTAACACTGCACCAATTTCCGGTAAAATTAGATCATTAACAAATTCTAAAATATTAAAAATTGATAGTTTAATTTCAGATTTAAAATATGCTTATAATATTAGATTAGATAGATTAGATTACCATACTATTTTTAATGGTTATACAAGTACTGCAATTGATACATTCATTACTACATTTGGTAATAAATTTATTTCTACAATTGGTTATAAATTAGAATATAATAAAATTGAATATAATTCTAAATCATATTTGTTATCACATAATGATTATTTAACTAATCCGATGTATATGGGAATGTTATTTACTTTTTACGATACAGAAGCTAACTTGATTGCAAATAATCCATTAGGGACAAGTAAAATAATGTCTGGACCAACTGATACAGATTTATATTTTCCAGTTGGAATTGAATCAGTAATAAATGATCCAAGTAGAATTGACTCAGTTGGATTTGATTTAGCACTTGATTATTTAGATGTAAAATATTATACAGTTAGAATTATAGATATATCAACTAATAACACTAAATCAAAAAGAATTATCTATAAAATAAATGATACGTGTAACGGTAATTTACCAGTATATCACTTAATGTGGAAAGATTCATTTGGTAGTTGGATTACATATCCATTTAAATATGTTGCTAAAAAATCTACAGATGTTTCTAAATCATCATTCTATAATAGAGAAGGTAAATTTGTAAATGATTTAGGTTTTACTTTAGATATGATTGATCGCGGTGAAACTGTATTTTATAGTAAATCAAGAAATAGTTACGATTTAACTTCTGATTGGGTTAGAGATGAAGATAATATATTATTTGAAGATTTAATTAAATCAACTGAAATATATTTACAAATACCAGAATACGATAATATATTAATACCAGTAACATTAGATAATAAAAATATTGAATATAAACAAGAAACAGTTGATTCATTATTTATGTACTCACCTAAAGTTATTGTATCATTCAATGATTATAGATTCTAAAAAAACAAAAATTAAAATATAATATATACTTAAGAAAGCAAAACCATTTAAATTTTTAGATGGTTTTGTTTATAAATATAATCAATAAATAAAATATGAATCAATACAGTATAATTTCTAACGGCATAACTTTAAAAACATACGATGATTTAGTTATAAATTTAAATTATAACATAGAAAACATCGAAGATATTAGTAAAAGAGTAGTAAATTGGTCTAAAACAATCGCTTTACCAGGTGATCCAATTAATAATAAATTCTTTAAACATATTTTTGATGTTAATATTGACGCAATTACATTCAATCCTAACAAAAAAATAGCAGCAATTATCAATTCTGATGATCAAACTGTGTTCAAAGGTTACTTACAATTGACTGAAATCTTTGTAAATCAAGGAGAAGTTGAATATAATATCAATATTTTTGGTGAATTAATTAATGTTGTTAACAAAATGTCTGATAAATTATTATCACAATTAGTAGATTTATCTGAATATAATCATATTCGTAACCAATCTAACATTGTAAATTCAATGGATTATAGAATTGTTAAGAATAATACTGATTTAATTTTATCTGGACCAGGTGAAGGTTACGTATATCCAGACATTGTATATGGTGGATCAACTAATATTTCAAATACTAAAATAATTTATGAAATGTTTCCTGCAGTTTATGTTAAAACTATAGTAGATAAATTATTCGATTCATTAGGTTATCAAATAAAATCAGAATTCATAAATAGTAATTATTTTAAGAAATTAATTTTACCATTTACTAATGACAAATTACAAGTGTCAGAAGAAGTAATGACAAACAAAACTACTAGAGTTGGTATTCCATATACAACAACTCCAGTTCCTGCTACAACTTGGTTTGATCACGGTCAAGCATTAACTTACTTTACAAACTTAACAATGTTCATAAGAGATACAGGTGAAGTAGATGAAAGTGGTAATGAATTAATTTTTACTGATACTTTAAATCAATTTAATCCAGTAACTTCTACTTATACTAATCAAATTGCTGGTTGGTATAATGTAACTTTCTTAGGTAAAATGTTTGCTGAATATTATCACGATGATGGTAATGATATGGAATATTCTGCTGGTTCTGGACCATTTAGATGGAATTATGTTTTATATGTTACAAGAACAAATGGAGATGTTATTCCATTAGTTAGTTCTGTTCCATTAACATTTACACCATCATCTGGTTCTCACACATCACCTTGGTTTGATGCTGCAACTAGTTTAGATATTGACGCAGTTGCTAGTAATGTTTGGTTAGCACCAGGTGATAAATTAAATGTAACATATGCATTATCTTATCCATCTGATGTTCATTGGGTTGGTATATTAAATGATGATAAAATTCACGCTAGATTAGTGTTTGAAGATTTTAGTGCTGATCAATTTAGTAAATTTTTAATTGAACCAGTATCTAATGTATCAATGGGTAATGAATTAATTGAAATGAATCAAGTATTACCAGCTAATATTAAAGCTGTTGATTTTATGAGTGCATTAGTTAAAATGTTTAATTTAATTATTATTGAAGATAACACAGATCCTAATATAATTATTATAGAACCAAAAGATGATTACTATTCTTCTAGTCAAAAAGTTTTAGAATGGGATGATATTTTAGATTATAATTCAGATTATAAAATAACACCAATGAGTGAAATTGATGTTAATGAATATTTATTTACATATACTGACGATGATGATTATTTAAATAAAAACTACACAGAAGAAACTAAAAAAATATACGGTGAATTTAAAGTAACTGTTGAAAATGATTTTTCAAATAAAAGTGATAAAACAGAAATATTATTTGCACCAACACCAGATGGTAAAGAATTCATTGATGATCGTGTTGCACCATATTTTGTTGATCGTGTAGAAAATGATTTTAAACAAAAGAAAGTTAAACCAAGAATTTTATTTTATGGTGGTACAATTGATTGTAATCCAGTTACTATTAAAGATAGTATCAATGGCGTTGCACCAACTACAACTATAACTAAATCGCCTTATTGTGGTATGTGGGATAATCCAACCGCACCAATGTATGATTTAGGTTTTGGTAGAACAGATAAAATATATTGGAATAGTAATGTATTTCCAACACAAACTTTATTTGAGAAATTTCATAAAGCAACAATTAATAATTTAATAAATCCAAATTCAAGATTATTTGAAGGTAAATTTAAATTAACACCAAGAGATATTGCTGATTTTGATTTTAGAAATATTATATTTTTATTAGGTTCTTATTGGAGAGTAATTGAAATTAAAGATTATAATCCAGTTGCTTCTGATCAATTAACATTAGTTACTTTAGTTAAAATAACTGACATAGATGTATTAGCTCCATTAACTGTTCAAATACCAACATCAAATAGATCTTGCCCAACTGATGTTATTACAACTAGAATAGGTAAACGATTTGTTCATCAATCTGAATCAGGTCAACCAATTACTGAAGACTGTTGTAAATCTTTAGGTGGTAATTTTGTAGATGGTACTTGTTATATAGGTGAAATTAGTTTACATCCAATTGACTTTGTTGCTACTTCTGTAGGTTCAACTCCAGTTACTTCTGATGGTCCTTTATCACCTAAATCAAATGAAAATACTATTAATAGTCCAGGTGTAAATATAATTGGTACAGGTAACTTTATTGGTACAAATGTGCAATCTTCTTTATTAATTGGTAATAATAGTACAATTGAAAGTGGATTAGAAAATGTAATTTTAATTGGTGATAATGTTACTGCAACAGAATCAAATACATTAGGTGTAACAAATATTAATACAACAACAATTAATAATGTTCCTGCTACATCTTTAACAACTGGTTTACCTGGAGTTTTAAGCATAGATAATACAACTGGTGGTAATGATATTGTTGTTTCAGTTGGAGATAAAATTACTTCACCTACAACTAAACCTTTAAATTTATACAGTGATAATAAAATTATTAATACTGTTGATGATGTTGTTGGAACAATAACCGATACATTATCAATTGATCCACAAGGATTAGGAAATGGTACAGGTATATTATCACAAAATACAACAACATTAGAAGTTTCTGCAGTTACTGTAACACCAACATTAATAACAATTGATAGTCCAAATATTAATATTCCTACTTTACCTGTTGGTACTCCAATTAATAATGTTGGTATTGATGCTGGTGGTAATTTAGTTGTTGGAACTGGTAGTGGTACTGATACAAATTTTGCTAATACTGATTTAACTTTTACTGCAGATAGATTTCACGATGCTGATGGTTTTCAATTAAATATAGAAAATACACCACATTTTCATATAACATCACCAACAGGTTTAGCTTGTAGAATGATAATAGATGCATTGAATGCAACTGATCCTAAAATATTATCTTTTAGAACTAATAACTCTCAAAGATTTGCAGTTAGAGTTGATGGTGCAAATGATGATATTGCATTTAGATGTTATGACAATACTGGTACATTTACAATTGCTCCAATTAAAATAGAAAGAGCAACTGGTCAAGTAGAAATAAGTGAAGCATATACATTACCTTTAGTTGATGGTACTGCAAATCAAGTATTAAAAACTGATGGTGCTGGAAATACATCTTGGACAACAGTATCTGCTCCATTAGAAACAATTGCAACAGTAACTGGAACATGTTCAATAACAAATGATATTACATTAGTAAATAATTCAGCTTCAATTACTGTTACATTACCAACTGCTGTAGGTATTGCTGGTAAAAAATATACAATAAAAGCAAAAAATAATACAACTGCTTCTAACAATATTACTATAGCAACTACTGCATCACAAACAATTGACACAGTTACTACTTATGTTATGAGAATACCATTTGAATCTGTAACAGTTGTAAGCGACGGAACAGCGTGGTGGATTATCTAAAATTAAATAGTGCCTTTATAGACTTGATTTATAGGTGCACTTTAAAATAATAAAAATAATAAAATATAAAAATGAGTTTTAAAAACAAACCAATTATAATTGAAGATACATATGCAAATATTGCAACATTAAAATCTGCATCAAAATTAACACCACAAGCAACATATTATTTAACAGATAAAGAAATTTATTTAAATGCTGCTACTAATAATGAATTTGAAGTAGAAGGTAAAAGAATGCAATGGATTGTAAAAGATACTTATTATACACCACAAATTGTAACAGGTGTTACAACCACAGAATATATTGGTATTTATGGTCAAGCAATTACTGTTGGTACAGTTCCAGTTTCTGTTGCTGGTTTAGGTGGTTATATTTATAGAGCAATTTGGGGTGGACAATTGTGGCAAAGAAATACAACTGGTGTTGATGGTGCACCAATAAATGATTATACTTTAAATTCAGCTTGGTCTTTAGTAACACCAACTACTGCAACAAATGAATATAGAAGTTTTGATATAACTTATAATTTTGCAACTGATTTTGTTAGAACTCAAGCCGATTGGAAAGGAAATATATTATTTCCTTGGTCACCATTTATTAATGTAAAATATACTGATTGGGGTAATGAATATATTGTAAATAATAGATGCGGTAATATTGTTAATAATTATGCTGGACCAACTTGGTCTTATATTGTTAACAATTCAAATAAAGGCAGTATTTATAATAATTCAAATGGCGGTGGTGTTATTACAAATAATTCAAATAATGGTTCTATTTTTAATAATTCAAATAATGGTGGTATTACAAATAATTCAAATCTTGGTAGTATTCAAGATAATTCAAACATTGGTGATATTTTTAATAATTCAAATGCTAATGCTATTGGTGATAATTCAAATGCTGGCGTTATTAATTATAATTCAAATACTGATTTTATTGATAATAATTCAAATAATGGACATATTTATTATAATTCAAATAATGGTAGAATTACTAGTAATTCGTCTACTGGTGTAACAACATTTGATATTATAAATAATTCAAATAATGGTTATATAAACCGTATTAATTCAACAGCAAACATTACAATAACAAATCTTAATATACCTTATAATGTAGGTGTTGGATCTGGTTCTATCAATAGAGCTCAATCATTGACTGGAAAATATGTTTTAGATAATACATTAGCTGCAGCGGTTTCTAACTCATCTAACACAGTTTATACTACGATCTGGAGCATTGACGCAATAGCTGGAGAAACGTATAAATTAGAAATGATTGGTACATATCAAACAGTAATTACAACAACAGGTATTAAAATTAAATTAGGTGGTACAGCAGTTTGTAATGTAGCTGGTAAAATGTATGGAGGTATTTCAAATGCAGCTGTTGCAACAGAATTGAGTATACCAACATCATCTATGACAAGTGAATTAGTTACGACGGGTGTTGCTGTAGCAAATACACCACATTTTATTGGTGCAGATATTATATTTAAATGTACAACAAGTGGAACAATTAATATTACAATGGCAAGTGAAGTAAATACAAGTGCAGCACAATTAAATATTGGTACTACTGCAGTTATAGAAAGAATTGCTTAATTAACCTAAGTAAACTTAGATAATAAAAATTCAATTTATAAAAAACAATATATAAAAGAGATAGCAGAAATGTTATCTCTTTTTAAATAAATAATTAATATAAGATATGGCAAGTAATGCAGTAATTAATATTCAAGTTAATGGTCAACAAGCAACTCAAACTATGGGTGCAATTAATAATAGTGTAAATACTACAATTAAAAGTACAACTAATTTGAAAACTCAATTGAGAGCTATGACATTAGAAATGCAAGGATTAGATCCAGCATCAGCAAAATTTAAACAGTTAGCAATTGAAGCGGGTAAGTTAAAAGATACAATTAGAGATACTGCTGCAGTAATTAATGCAACAGCTGGTTCACCTATGGAAAATATGGCTACTGGTTTAACAAAAATTGGTGGTATTGGTATCAATGCATTCCAAGGAATTGCTGGTATGCAAGCATTATTAGGTGATAATAGTGAAGAATTAGCTAAAACTATGGCTAAATTACAAGGTGCAATGGCTGTTGGTGAAGCATTAAAAGGTTTAGGTGGTTTATCTGATACATTTACAGAGATAAAAGCGTCATTAGGTGCAGCTGCTGCAGGTTATGCTAACTTAACTATTGTACAAAAAGGTAATGAAATAGCAACAAACAGTGGTACAATTGCAACAAAAGCATTAGGAATGTCAATGAAAGCATTACCTATTGTAGCTATTATTGCAGGTATTGCTGCAATTGCTGGTGCATTATATGCATATTCTAAAAGTAATAAAGAAGCAGAAGAAGCAGAAAAGAAAAGATTAGCTACTTTAAAAGCACAAGATGAAGCACAAAAGAAATTTTCAGGTAATTTAGCAAAAGAAGTTGTAGGTGTTAAAATTTTAGCAGAACAAGTTAAGAACTCAGAACCTGGATCAAAACGTAGAGTTGAATTGATCAAAGAAATGAATGAAAAATATGGTACACATTTAACAAATATTAAAGATGAAGCAAAATTTACTAAAGATGTTAATGATGAAGTACGAGATTATATTGAATTAGCTGAAAAAAGAATTAGAGCAACATTAGCTGAAGAAACAGCAACTAAATATATTTCAAGAGAAAATGAGTTAAGAGCTAAATCTAATAAATTAAAAAAAGAAGCTGGTGATATTGATGCTTTTGCTACAAAAAATGCAGAAGGTTTATATGAAATACATAAAAAAGATAGAGATATTAGTATAGCTCAATATGCTGGCGATCCAGGAAAACAACAAAGAATTATAGACGAAAAAAATGCAAAATTAAAAAAAATTGAGCAGATGAATGAAGCAAACAGATTAGCTAAAATGGCTGATGATGCTGCTAAATATGCTGATAATGCATTAAAAAATGCTGCTAAATATGCTGAACAAACTGAAGAAACTGATGATGTTGTAACTGAATCTAAAAACAATGAAATAAAAGTAAATAAAGAATTAGAAGAATCATTAAATGATTTAATGGCTACTGAATTTGAAAGAACACATAATGAAGAAGAAAATGCATTAAAAAGAAAAGAAGAAAAAGATGCAGAATTAAAAAGATTATTTGAATTATCAACTGATGATTTAAACAAACAAAAACAATTTGACGATGCAAAAGCAATAAATGAAAGATTATATCAAGCTGAAATAAAAAAAATACGTGATAAAGCTGAAAAAGAAAATAATGAAAGAATTGCTAACGAAGTACAATTTTATTTAGACAAAATACAAGAAAAAATTGATAAAGAAGCAGAAATAGAAAAAGAAGCATTTGATAAAAATAAAGAAACTGCTGATGCTAAGTGGCAAGAACAATTAGATAGTTTTAAAGATATGTCAAATAAAGCTAGTGATGCTATTGGTAATATTTTCGAAGGTGTATTTACAGGTGAAAATATTAATGAATCTTTTGATGCTTTACGTGAATCTATTTCCGGTGTAACTAAAGAAATGTTTCAAACTTTTATTGCAGAATTTTCAACATTAGATTTAGAAAAGAAAGTTGAATTGATTGGTGAAGCATTACAAAAAGTTTCTCAAATGACTGTTAATGCTATTTCTGCAATGTTTGATGCTAGAGCTGAAAAAGAAGCTGAAGCTAGAAATGCTTATTATACAGCTGAAACAGAAACATTGAATGCACAATTAAAAAATAGAATGTTAACTGAAGAAGAATATGATTCTGAAATAAGAAGATTAGAATCAAGACGTAAAGAAGAAGAAAAACAAGCTAAACAAAAAGCATTTAAACAAAATAAAGCTTTAGCTATTGCAAATGCAGTTATGAATACAGCAACAGCAGTAATGGGTGCAGCACCAGTTATTCCATTAATGATTGCGATGGGTGTATTAGGTGCAGCACAAGTTGGTATTATTGCTTCTCAACAATTTAAAGCAGCTCGTGGTGGTATTGTACCAGGAAATGCACCAAGTCATATTGATAGTGTTAATGCATTATTAGCACCAGGTGAAACAGTAATTAATTCTAGAAGTTCAGCAATGTACCCAGAATTATTATCAACGATTAATGAAGCTGGTGGTGGTGTTCCTTTAGTACCTAAAACAGTATCAACTCAAATGAGTGGTACTAATTCAAATGGTAATAATAACCAATCTATTTCAGTTGAAGTAAATGCAAATGTAATTGAATCAAGTATGACAAATGTTCAAGGTAGAGTAGAAAGATTACGTAGATCAAAAAATATATTTTAATTGTTACAATAGATTGAAATAAATATATTAAAATGTGTGTTCGTTATTAATTTAGTGGACACACATTTTAAAAATAAAAAATAAAAAATAAATATGGAATTAGATATTGTATATTACCATGTTAATTTAGATGATGATGGTACAGGATTAAGAAGAACAAGTATTGTTGATGATCCAGCAATTGGTGAAAATTACGAATTGTTTAATAAAGTAGCAGTAGATAAATTTGAAATAACAAATGAAGATAAAAGAATTATAACTGGACCAGTTATGATACCAGAATTAAAAATGTTACGTAAATATGCTGGTACAAATAAATATTACTATTGTATTTTTACAGCAGAAGCAATATTAAATACAGTTAAAAAAGCATCTAAAGAACAAAAATTAAATGAAGTTAATTTACAACATTTACAAACAGAAGATGCAATTGTTACATGTGCTTATATGATAGAATCAATTATATTATCTGATGAAAATAAACCAGAAAAATATAAAGATTTACCAAATGGTACTTGGATTGCATCATTTTGGATTGAAGATGAAAATTATTGGAATGATGTAATTAAATCATCGGACTTTAAAGGTTTCTCTGTTGAAGTTGCAGTTGAAATGATACCAGAAGATCAAATGAATTTTTCATCTGAAGATTATGCAACTGAATTATATGATAAAATTAAAGCAATTACTTTCAGTGATTTAAGTGATGAAATGAAAGAATCAATTATAAAAAGTATGTTAAATATTTAAAAATGTTACAAAAATTGTATTTGAATATATACATATGAAAGCAAAAAATAATAAATATTATGAAGAAAAAATTTATAACAAAAATTAAAGAATTATTTGCTTCTGAAGAAACAGTTTCAACTGAAACAATTGCAACATTTGTTGATGTTAAAACATCTGAAGGTAGAATTTTTCGTATTGATGGTGAAACTATAATGGTTGATGCAAAAGTACAAGAGATTTTAGAAGATGGTACAGTAGCTGATGTTGAAGATGAAACATACACATTAGAAGATGGTTCAACAATTGTAACAGTAGGTTCAGTAATTACTGAATATACAGAAGCAACTGCAACTGAAGATGGTGGTGAATCTAAAACAGGTGATGTAACAATTGAAATTGAAGCACCATCTACAGAAACAGAAGATATGAGTAAAATTAAAATCTATTCAACAACAGTAAAAGAAAACTTCACAATGATTAAAGAAGTATCTAAATGGGAAATAATTGTTGATAATACAACATTTAATGAAGGAGATAAAGTTACTTACACATATGAAGATGTTCAATACATTGTTAATGATGGCGAATATGAATTAGAAGATGGTTCTAAAATATTTGTTGATACTAGTGGTATTATTGTATTGGTTAAACCAGCAACTACAGCAGAACCATTGGAAGATACAGAATTAAATGAAGAAGAATCTGAAGCATTTGCAAAAGTAAAAGAAGTTACAGAAAACTTTAAATCATTACAAGAAAAATATTCAAAATTAGAAGCTGATTTTGAAACATTTAAAAAACAAGCGTCAACTGAACATACTAATTTATCAGTAGAATTCAATGACACTAAAAAAGAAAAACCAAAGAGTGTATTGCACTCAATGTTAAATAAATAAAAAATTAATAAAAACAAATTAAAAACAAGATGGCAAAATCTAAAAACGAAATTAAAGAAGAAATCTTCGCTAATCCAGATTTAACAGCATATTCTGATTATGTTGCTAATACAGGTGAAATTATTGCTAACGTTATTGCTGGTGCTCCAACATTAACTGATTTGACTCCAATGTTAGGTGTTAAAGCTAACACTACAGCACAATTGAACATTTTATCTACATCAGTTACTTGGTCAAACGGAAACTGTGTTTCTACAGCAACAGGTGAATCAGTAGTATTAGACCCACGTACAGTAGCGGTTAAAAGATTATCAGATCGTGAATTGTTATGTTTAGACTTATTAGACGCTAAATTACCAATGATTCAATCAGCAGGTGCAAAAAATGAAGAATTACCTTTCGGTGCTTTATATATGGACTTGAAAGTAAAAGAAAACGCAAAAGAATTAGAAAAATTAGCTTGGCAAGGATCTACATCATTAGTATCTGGTAACTTATCAAAAGCTGACGGATTCTTAAAAATTGCAGATGGTGAAATTGCTTCATTAGCATACCACAACACATTCGCAACATTTACTGTATCTAACGCTATTACAGTTATTCAAGAAGCATTAGCTAATCGTTCTGAAGTTATGTACGAAATGGATAATTTAGTGATCTTTATGGATCAACCTAAATATGCTATTTTAAACCAAGCAATTATAGCTGCTTACGGTGTTTCAGGAACAGGTGCATTTGTTAACGCAGGTGTAGAAAACCAAACAGGTGTTCAAGAAATGATTTTCCCAGGAACAAATGTAAGAGTACGTGCTACTCACGGTTTGAATGGTAATGGTTCAATCTTTATGACTAACTTAGATAACTTACGTTATGCTACAGATATGGAGTCAGATAAAGAATCAGTTGAATTATTCTTTGACAAATATCACAAACAATTAGTATCTGATATTGTTTTCGCAATCGGTTTCCAATACCAATTCCCAGAAAACGTTGTATACTTAGAATACGCACCAGTTGTATCTTAATTGAACAACTAAAAAAATTAAAAAGAGTGGTACTTAGTATCACTCTTTAATTAAAAAAATAGTAAACGCTAGGAAACTAGCATAATTAACGCTAGAAACTAGCATAATTAACGCTAGAAACTAGCATAATTAACGCTAGGAAACTAGCATAATTAACGCTAGAAATTAGCATAATTAACGCTAGAAATTAGCATAATTAACGCTAGAAATTAGCATAATAAAAAATTTAAAATATAAAAAAATGGCAGGATGTATTATTGATTCAGGAATTTATGAATTACCATGTGCTCAAATTGGTGGTATTAATGAAGTATATATTGGAACTTTTGATAAAGATAACAAATATACTTTAGATGCAGATAACGTGATTACAGCAATATTAGCAGGAACACCAACATTGTATGCATTTGTACAAGATTCTGAAACAGCTGGTTTAGTTCAAACACCACAGTTTAACAGAGAAAACTTAGCAATGTCTATGCAATCAGTTTTAAATATTAAATCTTACGGATTAGATAAAGATAAAAGAAATCAATTCTTAATCTTAGCAAAAGCTCCAGTTTTTGCTTTAATCAAATCAAACTCAGGTTTATGGTATTTAGCTGGTTTAGAAAACGCTGGACGTGCTACTGAAGGTGTTGCTCAATTAGGAACAGCATTGTTAGACCACAATGGCTTCACATTATCTTTCACTTGGAACTCACAAAACGGAGTTTATTTAGTGTCTGAAACAGCAGTTGCAGGCTTTAATTTAATTGACGGTATCGTTTCTTAAATTTAATTACACAGAAGAAATTCATATTAAAATATTAAGCTCACATTTACTTGTGGGCTTTTTTTATGTTACAATATTACCTTATAAATATATACATATGAATACAAAAAATATTATTTAAAATATGAATTACGAAGATTTAAAAATAAAAGAAGAATTGATTGGTAAATATATTACTGATTGTGGTAAAACAATCGAATTAACAAATGAATTACCAACAGCAACAAAAAGATACATCTATAATATGATTACAAAAAATGTATTTGATATTTATAAAAAAGATGTAATTATCGAAAAAACAATTGAAGAAGTAATTGAAGATACAAAAGATATTGAAATAATTGAAATTAAAAATACAATTATTGAAGATAAAATGATTACTGTTGAACAACCAAAGAAAAAAAGAGGTAGAAAACCTAAAACACAAAAATAATTATAATTAAAATGACTATATATTTAAGAAAAAATCAAAATAACATAGTAATGTTTACATTAAATGAGTCAGTTACTATAACAAATCCATCATTTATACTACAAATTGAATCAAAAGTAGATTATACTTCTAAAATTATGTGGTTAATTGATGATCTTTCTTTGAATAATGTTAGATATAATGAATATATTATTGAAACAGTTAACAAAATAGATGAAGATTTAACAGATATGAAGGTATTTTTAGATGAAGGAACATACAATTTCTATGTTTGGCAGACAGAATCACCTAATTTAGATTTAAATGATGCTTTAAATATCATAGAATCTGGTAAATTAATTATGAAATAAAAATAAAAACTAATAAAATGAGCGAAAATAAAGCACCTTTTAGAATTATAAATTTTTCTCAAGCCTACGAGGCTCCCAAATATACTTGGAATAAATCAAAATCATTTATTACTTGGGGTAAAGATAATAATTATCCACAATATTTGATCAATTTATATAATTATACAGGATCATCTAAACACAAAATGATTATTGATAAAAAAATAAGATATATTTCAGGACAAGGTTTTGAAGATATTTTAGATACTAACTTAAAATCATTTGTAACAAAAACAAATTTAACTGAAGAAATTACTAAAGCTACTTATGATTATGAGTTATTTAATGGTTTTGCATTTGAAGTTATTTGGTCTAATGATGGATCTACTATTACATCTGTTAAACATATGCCTATTTCACAATTAAGAATGGGTATTATGAATGATGATATACAATTTCCTTATTTTTGGTACTCAAAAGATTGGTCTAATATGAAAAATAATACACCACAACCAATATTAGAATATAATCCATTAGTACCACTTGGTAAACAGATTTATTTTTATTGGACTTATAATCCAGATAATATTTTAGTTAAATATCCTATTCCTACTTATTCAACATGTATTAATTCAATTGAAACTGATTACGAAATAGGTAAATTTCACTTAAATCAAGCTAAACAAGGATATGCACCAAGTTTTATTTTAAACTTTGCTACTGGTATTCCTACAACTGAAGAACAAGATGAGTTCTATAAATATTTTGAAGCAAATTATTCAGGTACAGAAAATGCTGGTAAAGCATTAATTACATATTCTGAAGATGAAACAGGTAAACCTACATTTTTAAAAGTAGATTTAAATGATTCAGATGAAAGATTTATTATGTTATCTGAAAGAATTGAAAATGATATTATACAAGGATCTGGAATACCACCACAAATGGTTATTTTAACACCTGGTAAATTAGGTTCAACAGAAGAACGTGCTGCATTAATGAAAGAATTTCAACAAGATTATATTTCACCAAGACAAAACGTTTTAGAAAATAATTTAAATAGAATTTTATCAGCTAATGGTTATTCAGAAAATTTAATATTAAAAAAATACACTTTATAATTATGATAAGAAAACAATATGTAACTTCAGTTGAAGTAAAACAATTAACTACAATAGAAAACAATGTTGATGATGCTAAAATTAATCCATTAATTTTTAAAGCACAAGATATGCATATTCAACCAATTTTAGGATCTGATTTTCATATTCATTTACAAGAAGCTATTGATAATGGTACATTAACACAAGATGAAACAGATTTAATTAATGATTATATTAAACCAGCTTTAGTTGATTGGACACATTATGTAGCTATTACACAATTAGCAAATAAAACAACAAATAAAACTGTTGCAAATGAGTTTAGTCAATACACAATTAATGCCGAAAGAGCTAGTCAAAAAGATTTAAAAAATGAATTGAGAGATAGTGCTGAATTTTATACAAAAAGATTAGCTAATTTTTTATGTTTAAATTCTGAATTATTTCCAGAATATGAAAATCCAACAGATAAAGAAAATTTACACAAAAATAGTAAAAGTTATTTTTCTGGAATTTATATACCAAGACATGGTGTAACTAATAAATATACACAATACAAAAAATAATTATGGAATCTTTTTTCAAAACAATAGCTTTAGCATTAGTAGCTTTCTTATTACCAATAGTACCATTATTATTGATAATTGGTTTTGCAATATTAGTTGATACTATATTTGGTATTATAGCTAGTAAAAAATGTAATGAACCAATCTTATCAAATAAATTAGCACGTGTATTAACTAAATCAGTTATCTATATGTCATTAACTTTATTAGCTTATGGTATTGATGTAATTTTAATAAATGCATTATTAATGAACTATTCTAAAATACATTTATTATTTACAAAATTAGTTGGTGTTGTTATTGTTATAGTTGAAGGATTTTCTATTGATGAAAAAATACGTAAAATGAATGATAATAAAGGTATTTGGTATTACTTTACTTTAATTTTATCTAAAGGTAAAGCTTTTACTGGTGCACTTAAAGATGTCAAAAAAGATGTCGATGAATTAAAAAAATAAAAATAAATAAAAATAAAATTAGAAATTATGGCAGGACACGGACCAATACCAACACCACGATTAGATTGGGAATTAATAAATGGAAATATATATCAATCATTAGCATATTCATTTAAACTATATGAGCCAGTAAATGGATCTTGGATTCAAGCAATGTGTGGACCAAAAGGAACATTACTTACTGAACCTTTTAATGGATCTTGGGAATATACATTTTTATATATGACTTATGCTGAATCATATTATTATGATCCATTAGAAACAAATATATTAATTAATGAAAATATATGGCAATCAGTTTGGTATTATATGGATGGTGAATTATTATTTGAATCTATGGGTTTATCTGGAATAAATTATCCAGTTAACGGATCTTGGATAAACAATGTATATCAAGTATTATGTTCATTTAAAGGTAGTATTCCTGAAATACATCCAGATGCAGGTTAGGTACACCAGTTACACCAAAATAATAAAAATAAAAAACAAATGCATATACTTCAGGTTCACCTATATTAGTTAAAGCTAATGATACAGCAATTACATTGGTTCCAATTCCAGTATCAATTGTTACTTCAGCATTTAATACAATTTTTGTAAATAATCAATTTAGTCAAACTGTAACATATCCAATTAATAAAGGATTCTCTTTAGGTATGTCAGATTATTTATTAGATGGTGATGGTGATCTTAAAATAACTATTACATATAAAATTAAAAATGTATAATAATCAATTCTAAGACACTTTAAATATTATGGAAACAATTACTATTACTATGCAAGAAATATGGTCTCAAACAAAGCCTAAAGTACATAAGAACAAAAAGAAATATTGTAGAAAGAATAAGCATCAAAAAGAAAAGCTAGATTAATTTAATCTAGCTTTTCTTTATAGTGAATACTAGATGAACTAGCATAATGTATTTTAACAATATCTTTTAATATGTATTTAGTATGCCAATTTCCTTCACTATAGAGCTCTTCTAACGCATCCTTTTCATCTGAACCATATTCTCTTATTAGATCACCAACAAAGTGTCCAGATTTAAATCCTTTGATATACATATAATCATTTTTCTTTGAACACCATCTAAACAAACCTTCTGGTTGTGATGATTGTTTTAAAAACATTTTGAAATTTGGTTTATCTTCAATCATCTTTTTTATGAAATTTTTTACGTAATAAATTTAGTTCTTGAAACATTGCATTTGTTTTTAAATCTTTCCATTTACGTTCTAAATCTTCTTCAATTGTTTTATTTTTAATTGATAATTTAATGTTTTGAATTGTGTAGTATATTGTCATTGCAATATAAACTGAGAAAATAGTGTTTAGCATTTTATTTATTTGTTATTTTTATATAATATATATTAAATAAAAAATGTCTAAAAGTGCATTTTCAACTAAAAAATTAAATTAAAAAAACCATTACCCGAATTGATAATGGTTTTTATACAAATAAAAAGGTTTAACTAAAAATACTAATAAAAAGTTAAACCGTATAAACAGTTTATGACAACTGTATAAATTAACGCAAAAAAGTTCAAAAAAATTACGTTAGAATAAAAGTAAGCAATTTCTCACTTACTCTATTATATTTTTAATTACATACTTGTTGTTGTCTTTTAATTGCTTGATTAAATTTTAATGTTGCTCATTTAAATTCTGTTACATTTTCAGGTGATTGATTTAATACATATTTTTTTAATATCATTTAAAGTTTTCATAGTTGTTTTCTGGTCTAATTAAAACGATACAATCATTTTCTTGTTTATATACTTCTATTTCATTATTTTCTAATTTAATAATAGTAGATTTAATACTTTCAATTTGTAAATATAATTTTTCAATATAATTTTGAGTATTTATCTTAATTAAAGTTTTCATATATTTTTCTTGTGCTGTCATAATCTTTTTTCATATTTTTTTTATTTGTTTTTGTTTTACAATTATATATATTAAATGTTTAATTTAAAAAAATGTTTTATTTATTTTTTAATTCCTCTTCTATTGATATACCAATAATTGATGTATATAATTTTGATTTACTATATGTAGCATTTGGTATATCTGAATGTATTTTAGTAGAAATTTCCTCAGTGATATTACATGTATAATAATATTTGTCATTTAATAAAGAATTTAATTGTTCTATAGATGATTCTAAATATTCTATAATTTGTTGTTTTGTTAATGTCATAATTTTGTTTATTTTTATTTTTATTTATGTGTTGTACTTTTATTTTTAATAATAATCATTTTATGTCTATCATCGTCTGATGTTGGTAAAATTAATTTCTCAAACATTACTTCATCACTAATTCTATCTAATAATCTTGAAATAATTTCATATTTACTTAGTCCTGATTTTATCATTATTAAATGTAAATAACAATCTATAATTGAACTTCTATGTAATAACAATTCTGTATCACTTTGGTGTTTTAATAATGGTGCTGACATCTTAATTCCTGCTTTAAAGCATTCATCATACATTATTCTTAATTCGTTTAATTCGTTTAATTCAATTTTCATAATTTTGTTTATTTTTATTTTTATTTTTATTTATATATTAAATGTTTAATTTAAAAATATATTTTATTTATTTCTTAATTCCTCTATTTCGATTTCTAACCGTAGTATCTATCTTTAATATTTTCATTTTTAGAATGTTTAGGTATTAAAAACATAGTTTGATTTTTTAAAGTAAATAAAGGATATTCTAAATCCATTGGTACTTCTCTTAATATATCAACTCCATTAAATAATGGAGTTGTTTTCCAATGTTCTTTTGGTAATTCTAAAATATCTGCCATATCTTCAGATACTATTAAAAAATATCCATATCCAGAATAATTAGATGCATCTAACATTTTTTTTAATTCGGCCATTATTTGTTCTTTCGTTTCTATTATCATAATTTTGTTTATTTTTATTTTTATTTATTATTAGACAATCATTATTGATTGACTGTTATACTATATATTAAATATTTTTTCTTGAAAAATGATTATTTTCCATTTTTTAATTTATATTCTTTAAAATAATTATTTAAATATTCTCGATTATCTTTTTGATATTGTTTCATATATTCTTTATGTTTTTCTTTATTAGCTTCACGATATTCTTTTTGTTTTATTTTACGTTGTTCTAATTTAGTTTGTTTCATCCAAGAATAGTCAATTTGTTTTTTATCAAATAATAACTTATTTTTTTCTTCTTGTTCTTTTTCTAATTTTTCTTGTATAATTAATTTAGCTTGGTATTCATCTAAAAAATTAATTAATTTAATTGCCTCTGATCTTTTCATAATTTTAAAATAAACTTTTTTCTTGGTTAAAATATACTAATACATCTTGTTCTTTTATCAATTCAAATGTTTCACCCATTTGTGTAAATGATCTTCTAATATAATTACCATTTTCTGCTTTATAAATGAATGTTAAATTGAAATTATTATCGTGTATATAATTATTTTTATAAAATATTAAATCCATTTTTTGTGTATTGTAATTTATATCATTGATTTTCTTTCTTTTATGCTTAATAAAATCTTTTTTAGTATAAGTATTAATGTAACCAAATACTTGTGGTATACATATTGTTGTTATTAATACATTGATTTTCTTTAATTCTACAGTTGCCATATTCTTTTGTTTTATTTTTTATTTACTCTTTAGTTATATTTTTTAATAATATCAATTATATCTTGTTTTTTATTTAATTGTTTAGAAACTAATTCATTTAATATCACATCTTTATTCTCTTTAAAAAATCTAATTCCTTCTATATTTGTATGCCATTTATTTAATTGATTCATATAATCTTCTTTAGTAGCTACGTATACTTCTTCAGTTTGTGTTTTAGACTCTTCTAACGATACTTCTTTTTCTTCTAATATGATTTCGTTATTACAAATTTCAGACTTAGCTGTGGTAAAAATATTCATTTCTAATGCTGTATCATTCATTATTTTATTTGTTATTTCTATTTCTGATTTTGTTACCATTAATGCATCATAAATATATGCTGGATAAATATTTAAATTATTTAATTTTTTAATTACTTTAGTCATTAATTCTGTTTCTAAAGTAAGTAATAATTTTGATGCTACTTTATGTCCATTAATTTTTTTATCTTCTAATATTTCCCAAGTAACTCTTTGTTCTTTATTATCGTAATAATTATATAATTTAGATGATTTGAAATGTTGTGGTTTTAAATTAAAAAAAGATAAATGTTTTGTTTTAACATATTTAACATCTAAATTTAGATCATTAGCTACTTGTTCGTGTGTAATATATTTAGTAGAACCTTTGTAAATATTCATAATTAAATTTGGATGTAAACAACTGTAATCAACTTCAAATAATTCTTCATTATTTTTTTTAATTTCTTTTCTAATCCAAGATGGCATTAAAGAAATAGAATCATAAACTCTTGGACAATGTTCATCACCAATTACAGGTATCATAAAACCATAATTAGTATAGAATTCAAACATTTCAATATCACGTTCAACAAATGATCTATTATCTGCATCTTTCCAATATGATTTATCTTTTCTATATTGCATTGTTAATATTTTACCTTTCTTTGTTGTATAATTATTTTTAATTAATTCTTTTGCTTTAACTAATAATTGTTCTTTTGTTGGTAAATCTAATAAAGAATATAATTTTAAATTATTAATTGCTATATCATTAGTATTTGCTTTAATTAAAGATAACATATTATTTCTATGTTTCATATCTTTAACATACTTAGTTTTTAAAGTATAAATCTGAATACCTTTTTTATAAGTGTCTGTTAAATTATATGTACGAGAATATTCGCCTGGTACATAGTGAATATTAACTGTAATTATTGGTCCTTTTTCTGGTGTACCATATGTTAAAGCTTTAATAACCATTTGGTATGTTGTATTATCTTGTGTAGTACATTTTGCTGAACTTAAATATTTAGCTAAATTAGAAGATAATAAATGTTTACCATCTTTAAATTCATCAAATAATGTTTCTACTAAATATGATGTAAATAATAAACATATTTCTTTAGCTACTTCAATATTTGAATTGATTTCTGTTAATAAATGTTGTGGAATAAAATCAATTGATTTATGTAATTTCTTTGGAATGTAAAACTTATTAACATTTTTAATAAATTCTGGAATGAATACTAGATTCTCTTCTGTTGTAATTTTCATAATTGTATTTGTCTTTTTATCTTCTGTCTATTTTAAAGTGGGGACCGGAGATCAAGCCGGTCCGTTAGACAAACCACTAAACAACTTTTGTTGTTATAATATATATTAAATTTTTTATGTCCCTTTCTATATTTTTATTAAAATAGTGCAAAAAAGTTTAAAAGTTGCACTATTTGTATTTTGCTTATTAAGTTTTTAAGTGAGTGTGGTGTGCTGCGTCAGGATAAACCTGCCCACCTACCCTCCTTCTTATATTCTTATCTATCATTATGTTTATAATATATATAATATAAATGTATATAAATCAATAAGTTACGATATTATTGATAAATGTTTTGCACTATTTTTATTATGGATTATTAAATATAAATAAAAATAGTGCACATAAACTACAAAACTGCACTATTAATGTTTTAGTGTATAAAAATAGTGCAAAACAATATTAAATTGTTGTGTAAACATAAGTATACCAAGACATTATAATATATATAATATAAACATAATGATAGGATGGGTAAGTAGATAATAGAAATAAACACAATTACCATTATCAATCTTTATCGGAACGATATTTATTTACAATAATTATAAAGGGGTTGCTGGGTGTATGCATTGGACACAATGCACCCAGTAATACAACACCCATACTATTTATATATTTTACAAAACAAAAATATTTAATAGAACCATTATCCTCTTGGGATTTTATTTGTGTATGTAAGTTCAATTACGTTTACTAAGCATTTGCATTTATTTTTTACAACTATACAACTATCATTTTACAAACAAAAATATTTAATATATAAAAATAAAATATTAAAATGTAATGAAATCAAAATTAAATGATACAGCAAAATATTTAAAGGAATTGATTAGTGGTAATTTATCTACTAAATGTTATAACTATTTATTTGCATACACAAAAAATGTATTGAAAAAACATACAAGTAATTTACCACCACATTTAGAATTAGATGATATTGTAGCACAATCAATTGCACAAGCATATTTAATGAGAGATCAATATGATCAAACTAAAGCATATGAAGTAACGTGGTATTTAAACATTGCAATCAATTATTCAAAACAAACATATAATATGTTTAATAATAAGAATTCAATTAAACATATTCCAAGTAAATCAATGGCATCTAATATTATTAGAAATGAAGATGGTAATGAAGTATCTATCTTTGACACTTTAGATTTAGTTGATGAAATTGATTTTGAT